GGGCCGTCGGCCTCGACGCCGGCGACATCGCACACGAGCGGGCCGATGCCGGTCACCGACATGACGCCGCCGTTGTAGGCCTCGATGCTGACTGCCACCGGGGCGTCGGGGTCGGCCTGGGTCGCCTCGATCTGCACGATCGCAGCGGCGTTCAACACGAACGGCTGCGACGCTGCCGCGAGGATCATTCGGTCACGGCGTCGGCGGGCGCGGCGATCCATCAGCGGCCTCCCCCGGCCGGGGCGGCCGTCGCGTCAGCGAGATCGGACAGGGCCGCGGCCTGGTTGGCGGCGGTCGTGACGGCGGTGCCGTCGGGCAGGGCGAGCCCGATTTCGGAGAGCAGGGCCCGCTCCCTCGCGATCTGCCGGATGCCGGCCTCCCAATCCTTGCCGCGGTTTGCCCACTCCTCGGAAAGCGAGGTCGTGAGGTTCGCGAGCCGGGTGGCCTGCGCGTTCGCTTCCTTGTTCGGGTCGACGTGCTCGCGTCCTTCCCAGATCCACTGGTGGGTGCACTCGGCGAGCGGCGGGAAGCCGTCCGGGATCACGCCCGGCTCGCGGGCGGCTTCGTCCAGCCACGCGGCGAAGATGCGGTCGATGACCTCCTCCTCGACTTCGGAGTGGTCGACATGCTGGGCGCGGCCGAACATCTGGTTGTCGAGCCGGCCGGAAGCGTAGTTGTAGGCCGACGAGTTGCCCCGCGCGATGTTGCTGGGCACGTTTTCGCAGCGGGCCGCCTCGTCGATGAGCTCCGCCTTGAACTCTGAGTAGGTCGTCGTCGGCTGCTCCGCCTTCAGCTGCTCAAGGCGGTAGCCGCCGGGGAGCGTGGTGAACATGTTCCGTTCGAGCTCGACGGCCTCGAACGCCTCGCCCTCGACCGATTCGCCATCGTCGGGGGCGCCGTCCGTGTAGAGCACCCCGGCCTGCATCGCGGCGGCTTCGGCGGCGCCGAGCACGGCCAGGGTGTAGCGGCGGAGCTTTGAGAAGAGCGGCAGGGCCGGGGCGATGATCGATACGCCGCGTTTCTGGCCGGGCCGCTCAAGGCGGAACCAGTGAATCACGTAGGCCGCATCGACCTCGTCTACCTCCATGCCGTGCAGCACGTCGCCCGGGTGGGTGCGGAGAATGTGGTAGGTCTCGGGGTTACCGAACGCGTCGAACACGATCCCGTCGACGGCGTTTTCGTTGACGAGCCCGGGGGTCGTGACCTGGTCGGCCTCGACCAGCCGCAGGTCGAGTTTGATCGGGTGGTTGATCTTGGGGTTTGACACGAGCACGGCGAAGGCCTCGCCGTCGCGGCTCAGGCATTGCCGCATGCACCGGAGCTTTCGGGCGAGCTTTGCGGCCTTGGCCCACGATTCCCACTGCCGCTCAATGGGGGCCGCGTCGAAGCCCTCGGGGGCCGCGACCTGGAGCGTGGGGCCGGTGCCGATCAGGTCGTTGGCGACCGTGCGCACCAGGCCCGCGGCATAGCAGTTGTTGGCCACCTCATACCGGGCGCGGCTGCGGATCGTCTGCCGCACCAAGGGCGACATCGACGCGTTGGCGCTCAGCTGGTCGGCGGCCGCCCAGTGCTTGCGGTTGTCGTCGGTCGTGCGGGCGGCATCGTAGCCGGCACGGATCACCCGCACGGCCTGCCGCACCACGCGGCGCGGAGCCGAGAAAGCGCCGAGGATGGTGGCGAACAGCCCCATCACACGGCCCCCGGGGGAACGATCCGCGTGAATCGCATTCCGCGGTGGGGCTTGGCCTGTGCCCGCTTGCTGGCGAGGTAGCGGTCGGCCGCGATCTGGTCATGGATCGCGTGTTGCTCGAAAGACCCTTGGTCGCCCGTGGCCTTTGCGGGCCCGGATGCGTTCTCGCGAATCGCGTTGGTGATGGTCTCGTCGGGCACGCGCCGTACCTCTGGAGTTGATTTCTCCACAGAGAATCAACGCAATCGGCGCGCGAAGTGACGGCGCGAATCTGCGGATTCCCGGAAAAGTGCCATATGTGGCACTGAGCCGGCCCGGGGCGGGGCGTATCAGCCAGTTCTGGCACTTACGGCATCCGCCGCTTCACTGCCGCTTTGGTGGTCGACTCGTGGGTCGTGAGTCGCCGCCCGCAGTGGCGGCACTGTTTGTAGCGCCGCACCATGCCCTCGCGCACGCGCCGGGTGTGGGTGGTCCGGAGATCCTGGCATCCGCACCCCCGGCAGCGGATCCCGACATCGTCTGCCGCGCTCATGCCGTCCCCCGCTTTCTGGCCTGGAGTTCTGCGAACGAGACCCGCTTCCGCTTCGCGCCCCGAAACCCCTCGGCCCCCGCCAGCCGCACGCCGAGCATCGACGCCGCCACGGCGCAGCCGGTGAGGCAGTCGAGGAAGTGGTTGTCGGGCTTCCCGGGCCGCTCTTTCCACTCGTCGACCGTCCGCCCCTTGGCCGTGTTGGTGACGCGCGTTTCCGCCGTCAGCTGGTCGGCAAGCATGCGGTGCCATTCGGGCTTGTCGCCGAAGAGCGACAGGCTCCCGGCGTCACCCCGAGGAACGGCGAGCCGCGCGTGCACGAACGACTTCCAATAGTTCACGTCCATCTCGACGTTGCGGATGATGCGTTTCTTTGCCGTGGCCTGGACTCGCCAGTAGTGGCCGACCAGGTCGCCGGGCTTCTTCGCGTACATGGCAAACGGCGTTTGCGACGCCTTCACGCCGTAGCCTCGCGATGGCATGACGATGCCGTGGAGGCCCGACTCGTGGCAGAACTGGTAGACCGCGTCGGGCAGATAGCCGGCGTCGACGATCGCCCGTTCGATGCTCATCACCGAACCGTCCTCCCGCTTCCACTCGCGGGCGAACTGCTCCTGGTGCAGCATCCGGAGCCCCTCCATCAATCGCCCTTCGGGGCTCTTGGCCTTGGTGACATCCGACAGCCGCTTCGTGATTTCGCGGAGCGTGAAATACATCCGCCGCTGATCGGGGAAACAGCCGTAGTCGACCACGTAGCCCGTGAAGGTTTCGTCCCACGCGCACACCATCCAGTAGAGCGCCTCGCCCTGGCAGTCGCTGAACATCGTGAGCCGCGTGCACCCAAGCGGGATCGTGCCGCGCTTCTTGCCGCTGAGCTTCTCTGCGATTTCCTGGGCGCTCAGGTCGGTGGCCTCGACCTGCACTTCCGGGATCGGCTCGTTCTGGTATTCGGCCGCGAATGCCCCCTCGCCGCGGTCGATGCGGATATTCCACGCGTGCTGGATGGCCGAAAGCTCGTCGTCGTGCTTCCGCTCCGGCCACGCGACCTCCGCCCCTTCGTCCATCGCGGCGCGGTTCTTGCGATAGAACGCGTCGGCGGCCCCCGTGCCGGTCCCGTCACGCTGCCCCTTCCGCCGCAGCTCGGCGTATTGTTCCCACAGCTCGACGTTGGTCGGCCACGCGTAGACGAGTTTCATCCGCTGGCCTTGCCACGCCGGATGCCGCTTCCGGTCGAGCAGCCGCTCCGCCAGGTCGTCGGGGCTGACAACCGTCACCGTCGCGAGCCCGGCGATCCGCACGTTCGGGCCGGCGAGCCCGAGGATCGCGCCTTTGAGCACCCGCTCGCGGTCGGCGACCTGCTTGGGGCTTCTCGCGGAGTCGTCCGTTTGCGGGTCGTCGATCAGCACCAGCGATGGGCGGATCGTCTCGCCACCCGGACGCTTCGCCTTCATGCCGCGGACGGCCCCCGTGATGCCGGCCACGCGGATGATGCCACCGGCCGCCCTCGACCCTGGGATTGCCGGCAGGCGGATCTCGCGATCCTTCCAGGTGATGTGAGTCGGCTTGCCGCGGTAGGTCTGGCCCCGTGCCCGGTTGTTGATCCGATCCAGTTTCGCGATCGGGTACACGACCTCCGGGAAGTCCTCGAGGAGCAAATCGTTCGTCTCAAACTCGGTTTTGATCGAGTCGAGCATGCCGGCCGCGTGATCCTCCGTGGATCCGATGATCGCCACGAAGGCCCGGTGCCCGTAGTTCAGCGCCCACTCCGCGGCCGCCTCGCACAGACTCGTCTTCCCGGATCCGCGCGGCATGGCATAGGCGAACAGCTCGCCATTCAGCACTGCTCCCTCGACGGATGCGATGACCTTCAGATGATCCGGAGACCACGCCAGGCAGAACGTCGCCGCGTGGTAGGTCTCGCAGTAGAGGCGGAAGTCTTCTCGGCACGACTCGCGCCGCTTCGGGTCCACGACCGGCGGAAGTTCGCCGATGTCGCGGCCAGATGCGCTTGCGGTGCGGGAAAGTTTTGCCAGACGCGATCGCTCGCGTTCATGACGCGTTCGCGATGCTGCCGTCGGCGCGGGTGTGGTTACTTTTTTCGCCATTCGGCCTGCGTGCGTCACTTTGTGGTGACGGACGAGCAATCCGTAGGCCGTGGAATCCAACGCCGATCGGCCGGGAGAACCTATTTCGTCCGTCAGCCGCCGCCCAAGCCCCGCGCCTCCATCCGCTCTCGGAGCGACGCGAGCCATCCGCGGAGCGTCGCGCGCGGCACACCCATCACGCGGGCCGCTTGGGTGAGCGTCATGGATTCGAGGAGAGCACAGAGCCTCCGAACTTCCGGCGACTCCCGCGACAGGCACAGGTCGATATCGTGCTGCAGTTCCAGTTGCTCCTGGTCGGTGATCCGGTCTCGCGACGCGATGCCGGAGTGGGCCGACACCGTCGGAATATTTGAGCACCGTCGCGCGGCTCGATCATGGCGGACGATCCCCGCCAGCGCGTTCCGGATCGAGACGACCACCACCGCCCACGGGGCCCGGCCGTCCCGGATCTCCGCAGACACCGCGAGCATCACGCGTTGAGCAACGTCTTCGGGGTCGGCGTCCATCCGTGCCGAGAATCGTTCCGCCGCCCGCGTCGCGTATCGCAGCACGTCCTGGGCCGCTGGCACGGTGGACATCATGCGACACCACCCTCCAGATGGAACGTGGCCTCGTGCTCGGTTTGCTCCAGGTCGAACGCCGTAACCGCAACGGCCAGGGCAGCCCATCGGTGATTCGAGATCCCGCACAGCGGGCCTGGGTGTTTCTTCGTGCCAACGACTCCGAAACGGTCGATCAGGGCCTGCCGGATGTTTCCATCCTTCGCCCGTGGCGAGTGGCAGACATGCAGCTTGACGTCGCGCCGCGGCACCAGGCGTACGGTGCACACTCCGGCCTCGATGGTGGTGGTCATCGCGCCGATCGAAAACACCGTCTCGAACACCTCGCGGCCGACCGACATCCCGAACGACTCGATCCACTCGATCGCCCACGTCTGCCCACGCTCAGAGACCGAAGACAACAGCACGTCCAGCTCGACGTTCGGGCAGTCACCGCAGCGCACGACGCGGGTGCCGTTCCACTCCACCCACGCGAACTCCCGCGGGCCGGGGTCGATGCCGATTACCATGCTCGCCTCCATGCGTGCGTTCCATCCATCGTCCCGAGCGGCCCGCTCTTCGTCAAGCCGAACGCGCTACGTGTTCGACCCGAACACCCGCAGCGCCGCCTGACGCCGGGCCTCGACATCCGCCGCCGACTCTGCCGGCCCACGCTCCTCGACCACTTCGCGCACCGCCCGCAGCACGGCCGGAGCGGCCGCCCGCCCTCCGTCTCGCCGCTCCCGGACCCGAGCCATGAGCGCGATCGCCGATCGGGCCTCCAGGTTGTCGATCTGCCCAGTGATCCGATCCACCACCGCGTCGAGCTCGTCGGCGTGGGCCCGTTCGATGGCGTGCTCGAGCTCCCGCCGCAGCTGCCGCTCCCGCACGGGGTCGATGGCCAGCCGATCGCCCGCAAACGCCGGGGGGCCGGGGACCGGCGGCCGAGCCGCGCGAGCCTTCGCCCGGATCTCGCGGTAGGCCTCGTGCACCCATGCCAGCTGGGGATACACCGAATCCCGCGACCGCTTGACCTGCCGGATCGCGTCGAACAGCGCCGCCTGGTCGAGCCCGTGCAGGTCGGCCCGCCACAGGTCCGCCTCCTCCGCGGTGAACTGGGCCATCGGCCAGAGCCCGTTGATGAGCTCGCGGTTTTCGTCCCACGTTCGCGTCACAGGTTCCCCCGTTTCTGCTGCCGGCCCCCGGCCGCGGCCAGCTGCCGCGGTGCCTCACGCGGCTCCCGGAACTCCCCGGCGAGGATCCTGTCGAGATCGCGCACGAACTGGGTCCACGGCACCGGGCGGTCGAACCGCCGGCACTCCGGGAGCATGGCCATCGCGGCGATCGCTTGCTCCACCCAGCCGGGCGAGGCCGCCAGATCGGCGAACCCGTTGGGTGGTGTCGCCATCGTCCACGGCACCGCCCGCTCCGTGGCGTTCCAGACCGCGGCGACGCGGGCCCAATCGTCGTGCACCCATCCGGGCCTCCGGGCGGGGCCGGGCCGCTTCGTGCTCGCCGCCGGGTCGCCGTCCTCGGCCGGCTCCGGCTCGGGCTTTTTGCTCCCGGCCCCCGGCCGCGGCGTTTCGCCGTCGGCGCGCGCGTATTGTCTTCCTATCTCTTCTCTTCTCTTCTCTTCTCTGGTCACGCTTTTGTCACGCTCGGAGCGTGACATTTTCGGGACCATTTCCGACCGCTGTTTCGCCTTCCTCATGCCGGAAAGTGCCCGGTTTTTGGCACTTTCGGACAGGTGCCGGTCAAAGTTGGGGACTTCGAGCGAGCCGTTGCGGACCCGAAGCCAGCCGACTTTGACGAGCGCGGTCGCGAACCCAGCGTGACCAAAGGACGAATCCAGCGTGACATTTGTCACGCTCAGAGCGTGACCATCCGTCATCTGGTCGTCGCACCAACACCAGAACCGGAAACAGAGCCCGAACGCGTGGTCGATGTGGATCCCGAGCTCGTCGGCGATCGCCATCACCTCCGGCTTCCTGGGCGTGCTCTTCTCGACCTTGATCCAGTCACCGGCCATCCATGACCTCCTTCATCGCGTTCACGAACGCGGGCCCGAAGTGCCTCCTGAGCTTTTCCACTGCGCCGGCAGGGTCGCGAGGGATGTAGACCTGGCGGTTCTCGCGAACGCCGGCCTTCACGAGAGCGGCGTTTGGCGACACCTCACCTGCCATTACTGCAGCAACCGTCTCCGCGTCGCACTCACGTTGCACGCGGGCGATCGAGTAGGCGCGGGAGTTGCCGACGGCCGACCGCTCAACTTCGATTACATTGTCATCGAAGTCAGTCCGTTCCCCCTGGTGCTTCATCGCCTCCCGGAACGCGGCCAGCGCCCCCGGGTCGTCGCGGATCACGGCCTCAACCTTCGACGGGTCTTCGCCCCAGCCATGCACAGGTTTCGCCGTGATGAGTTCGCGCAGGCTCTTGAGCTCTACCACCTTGCCGCCAACCTTTCGGCGCTCCCAAGCCCGCTCCGCGATCAGCTTTTTGAGCAGAGACGGAAACTGCCGCAGACCGCCAGTCGCCTCGTAAAGCGACTCGATCGTGGACTGGCACAACTGCGCCCGCTCGATCTCGTTGAGCTCAGCCATACTTGGCGATCTCCGCAAGAATGGAGGCCAGCTTGGATCGCAACTCCGATTCGGTCATGTCGTTCTGCGGGCGAAACCTGCAGTGGATCTCCTTGACGTGGCACTCGGCAAACTTCGACAGCCGGAACGCCTGCTTGTTGCACTTGCTCCGAAGCTCGTCAAGCAGTTCCTCCTTGCTCTTCACGGCCTGCTCTTGAGTCGCCGCACGCTGGTGTCCGCCGAGCATCTGCATAACGGCGAGCACCTTTTGCATAGGAAGCGACTCGGCCTCCGAAATCTGCTGGATTGTTCGAGCGATTTCCCCTGAAACGCGCTCGCCCCCGATCATGACCAAGTCGGTGCCATCGTGAGCCGTTGAAAATGAATCGAAGAGCTGTGCCTGCGTGCCGTCAAATGGCTCGCGGACAACTTCGTCGTCGTTGCGTTGATTGCGAAGGGCTTGGACCTGTGCGTTCTTGATGTTCTGCGCGCACGAGATGAGTCGCGGGTCGGCTGGCAGGTAGACGTAAGCCTCGCGATCCTCATTTCGGCGATACCTCGACACGCGGCCGACGAGCTGGCGAAAGAACAGCTCCGAGGTCGTGTTCGTGAGGTAGCACAGCACCATAAGCCGTTTGATGTCGGTGCCCTCGCTCACCTTTCGGACGGCAACAATCCATTCCCTATTCGAGTCACGGAAAGAACGGACCGTGTCGTTCTCAAAGTCTGTATCGCTGACGATCACGCTTGGTTCGCATCCGGTTTCTTGGCGAATCAGGTCTCGAACCATCACCGCGTGGGCCTGGTCGATGCAGGCCGCCATGGCAGCCGCGTCCGGGAATGACTTGCGGAGGTCGACCAGCTTCTGGTGAGCCATGCGAATCTGCTCCCGGACAAAGTCACCGCTGGCGTCGAGCAGGCGACGAAGAAGCCGGCTCGCGTCGTCCTCTGAACTGTCGCTCGACAGAGTGCGTGTCTCGCCCGTGGTGTCGTGGGTGATGCTGCCTCGCGAGTAGTCAAAAACGAGAAACCGCACCACGTCCTCATTGAGAGCGTGCGGGTAGTCGTAGGAATAGTCGGCCACCGCAAATCCGTTTCCGTCGTACTGCACCCACGGGATTTGGCTTCCGTCGCTACGCCACGCCGTCCCAGACATCAGCAATCGCTCTTTCGCCAGCTCGAACGCCTCGCGCACCCCGCGTCCGAAACTGGCTTCGTCTCCGCAGTGGTGGATCTCGTCAAAGATCACCATCGTCGGAGCCACGCTGCAGAGCTTCCGGAACACGAGAGACTGGCTCGCCACGAGGCTGTAGGTGACGACTCCACCCTGGAATCCGTGCTTAAAGTTGGTGCCAAACTCCTTCGTTTGCAGTTCGATGCCGTGGCGAGACGCTTCCTCACGCCACTGCTCGCGAAGGTTGTCGGTCGGCACCACGACGATCAGGCGGCGGTCGGCTCCCGCGGCCATCCACGAACGGGCGGCGTGAAGGGAGGCAACGGTCTTTCCGCCACCAGGAATCACGATCAGCATGAACGAGCTCGACGTGCGCGCGATCCACTGCCTCAGAAACTCCCCCTGCCACCGACGCAGCTCGTGGTGCGAGCTTCCCTTCCTGAGATTTGCGGCGCGAGAAATCAACTGACAGTTCTCGACCGACGTCTCCCCGCCTTCAGCGTATGGGACAACGTGATCCCCTTCCCCCGCTTGCCCGGTGACGATCTCGACGGCCTGCTTCTGTCGGTTGCTGAAAAAACGGCCCATCATGCCCTCCGTGGTCGTGCCGCCAGCGTCAACGTGACGCCGACGTGATCCGCCATAGCCTTCCCCCGGCCGTGCCGTGCCCCTTCGCCCGCGTCACGAACCCAACGGCCTCGATCAGCCCGCCCCCGGCGAGGGACTTCAACACGGGCCCGAACGCCCGGCCGTCGTGCGGCACGATCCCGGCGCGGGTGCAGTGATCCACCAGCTGCTCGCCGCTTCGGGCCACGCCGTCGGCCAGGAGCTCGAGGATCGCGCCCCGGGCCGCGGCCGCGTCGAATCCGGCAACGCGCTCGGCCTTGGCGAGACAGGCCTCCCCGGCGGCGGCGCCGGTGGCCGCGGGCTTCGCCTGGTCGAACAGGGGGCCGAAGGCTGGCGGCGGCGTGATCCAGTGTGGCGTGCTCATCGCAGTCCCCCCCCGACTCGGTGCCGCCCGCCCATGGGCAGGCACTTTCCGGATCGCCACTTCGACACCTTGGAGAACGTCGAAACGTCTGGCTCGGCCATGCGCTTCTCGATGTGGACCCTCCGCAGCTGGGCCGCGATTGCCTCGACGGCCGGGGCCAGCTCCAGGCCCGCCATGCTCGCGGCATCCTCCGCCGGGCTCACGATTGGCTCCTCGCTCCGGATCATGCCGCGCCCTCCGTGAGAAACCGCATCCGCTCCGATATGAGCCGTCGCAGCACACGGTCGTGCGCCCGCGACAGCGGCCACTCCTTCCGCACGGCGTCCCAGTGCTCGAGCTCGCTCACGCTGGCTGACGTGCGAACGTGGCGGTCGAGCCGCTCATAGATTTTCTGCTCCGGCATCGTGTCGGCGATGTTCATGCTTTCTCCTTTACGGCGGCGATGACCGCCTTTCGGTGCTCTTCCGTGTAGTGCCAGTGCCCGTACTTTTTCACCGTCGGCGGCGGCAGCGGCGCGAGGGTCCGGCGGATCTGATACCGCGTGAGCCGCGCCCCGGCGTGAAAGGCCGCGGCCTCGAGGTCGGACATCCGAAACCAGTCCCGCTTTCCGTCCTTCCGCATCTGCCCGAACGTAGGCCAGTAGGTCATGCCACGCCCTCCGAGGGCCGCTTTTCCAGGCTCACGTTCCGCTCGTCGAGGTCGCGGTTCACGTCGCGGAGGATGCCGATCAGAGACCGCTGCATCGCGATCGTTTTTCGGAGCTGCGAGTTCTCTTCCGCAAGACTCTGCGCGTTTTCACGGTACGCGTCGCGGTGAACTTCCATCTGAAACAGCTCCTCCTGCATCCGCTCCAGCTGCTCCAGGAGGTCGACGTTGAACACCCGGCGAACGAAGTGCCGGATCATGCGTCACCTCCGACAGCGGAAAGAGAAACCCCGTGCCGCATCCGGACGGCCTGGGCGTGGTTGGCCAGCCGGCGGCAGATGGCCGAGAACTGGCTCTCGTTGAACAGCAGCGCCCGGCGGTTCGTGCCGGCCGGGGTCACGCCGAGCGTGCCGCCGACGAACGCGGCCGACATCGTGATCCCAAGCCGGGCGTTGATCTCGCCAAGGCTCAGGGTGGCCGGTTCGTTGGCCGGTTCGGAGTCGTCGGAATCGCCCTCGCTCAGAACGGCCCCCGTGGCCGGCTCGATCACCGAAGCCCGGCGCGGGGCCGCCCGCTTCTCCTCCTCGACGCGAGCACGTTCCGCAGCCAATCGGATGGCCGCTTCCGTGGCCGCTTTCTCCCGCTCGGCGGCCTCCGCTGTGGCCTTGGCCAATCGGCCCCCCACGATCTCGCGGAACGCGGCCGGCTCCATGCCCACCAGCCGCCCGGCGTCGGGGAACAGCGACTCGCGGCCCGCGGCCAGGTCGTGGAGAGCCGCGGCATTCGTCCGCACGACCCGGGCCGCGGCGTCGGCCGCGATCTTCGCATCCGCCAGGGCGTGATCGACGGCATCGTGCATGGCGGTGATCGACCGCTTTCCTTTGATCGCCCCAGCGAAGTCGGCCGCCACTCCGGACACCGTGAAGGGCTCCACCTCCGCGGACAGCGTCGCCAGGTGCTTCGCCAGTGCCCGCTGGGCGTCCATCACGATCGCGGCCCGGATCTCTTCCTTCCGGGCCTTCACGAGCTTCTCCAGGTCAAGCCGCACGCGGCGCGACTCGGCCGCGATGTCGTCCATCGTGCGGAAGAGCTCCTCGATCGACACGGTCTGGCTCAGCGCGTGCCGCTTTTGGGCCTCCAGCCGCTCCTCGACATCCCGGCACCACTTCACCGAAAGCTCCGCGTCCGCGAAGTCCTGGTCAGTGGCCAGCGTCCGGTTGACGCTCCGGATCGCGGCCAGGGCCGTTTCCCGGAACGCCGGGAGGTTGCTGGCGATGACCGCCCCCTCGACCTCGATCCGCAGGGCCGGAAGCGTGTCGGGCGAGGATCCGACGACGGCCGGCGCCGCGTCGCACTCGACCTCGAACGTTTCCAAGTCGCGGGCGAACTGCGCCCAGCCGTCGGCGATCTGGCTCCGGAGCCCGTGATCCGGCAGATACCAGCGGTGGTGCTCCTCGATCAGATTCCCGGCCCCGTCCCAATCGCTCGCCATGAACAGCACCCGCTCGGCGCCGCTCACCAGCAACTGCTGCTCCATCTGCACCCGGTAGTGCAGGGGGAGATCGGCCCCGGTCTGGAACGCGGCCCGCAGGTCGGCGTTGATGGCCTTGTGCTCGAACGCCGCGTCCTCGGCCAGCGTCAGCCCGTCGAAGCTCGCCGAGAATCGGCCATTGGTGCCAGTCACCGGATAGAGCGGCTCACCGATCACCTCCTCCGCCAGCGGTCTCGCCAGCGCCTCGAGCCGGTGGCCGTTGTTGAACCGCTTCTGCGCCGCGGCGTCCACCTCCGGCGTGAGCCCCGTTTTCACCTCCCGCAGCAGCTGGCGGCGGCTCTTGTAGGGCGAGCAGCCGAGCATCGCCGGGGCGTCGCTCGCGTTGAAGTGCTTTCCACGGTGGGCCAGCCACTCGGGCGATCCCTGGGCGATGGAGACGATATTCATCGAGCACCCCCTTCCACATCGACCGCCGGTTCCCATGCGTCGCCGCGGTCAACGGCCACGGCGTCGATGATCTCGCCGTCGGGGGCGACCGCCGCGCCGAGAAGCATGATCTCGTCGCTCTGGCCGACGGTCAGCGACCACCGCGTGCCGGCCATGGCCTGGATCTCGTCGGCCGTTTTCTTGCCGGCGTCGAAAGCCTTCCGCCAGGCCGGGAACTGCTTCTGCCACTCGGCCTCCGACAGCGTCGGCAGCTGCTGCACCGCGCGTGGCTCGGGAACGACGTTTCGCGTCTCGCGGAAGTCGGCCGCCTCCGCTTCGTCCGGTTCCATGATCCCGGAGAAGCCGAACGCGTAGCGGATGCCCTGGATGACCGCCTTGTGCCGGAGCATCCGGTGGGCCATCTTCCACGGGTCGGTCGGCCGGATGCACTCCGCCAGATACTCCGTGACGACGATCGGGTGCGACCGATCCTTTCGGTGGACGCGGGCCGTCGCCGAGACGAGCTTCCCGGCGTCGTCGTGCTCGAACTCCACCTCCAGGCCGTCGAACTGGGGATGGTTGTTGGCCATCGTGAGCCAGCCGTCGATGGAAACGATCGGCTGGATGCCGCCGCCCTTCTTCGGAAACGCGTAGATTTCGCGGGTGACGGGGTTCAGCCCGTATTTGTTCGCCACGATGGCGAACGCCGCGAACTCCTCGCGGGTCGCCCCGGCGAGCCCGCACGTTCCCCGCACCGTGGCTTCAAACGCGGCCGGCTCCATGCCGTATGTCGCCGCAATCGTCATGAGCACTGACCGCTTGGCCGGCTCGCGCGTTTCCATCGCCGTTGAATCGCTCATCGCTCACCCCCCTCATAGATCAGCCGCTGGACCTGCTCCCAGTGCCGCGCGGCCGAGCGGCCGCCGAACGACATGGAAGCGACGAACACCACCGACGCCGACGCCAGGGCCACGCCGCTGGCCAATCCGATCACGAACGCCGCAATCATTGGTCACCCCCCTTTGCGTTGAGGCTGGCCCGCACGTTGCGGGCCGAATCCCTGACGATCACCCGGAGCATCGGATCCTGCCGATAGCAGCGCGAGCCCACGGGCAGCTCGGTTGAAAACAGATCCTCGACGGCCCGCACCAGGCGGAGCACTTGGGCGTTGAAGATGGCCGTCGCGTTGGGCCTCACGTTGTTTTTCGCCCGGTTCAGCTGTTTCACGACGGGAGCCTCCGCACGATCTGGCTTTGCGAGACGAGCATTTCCCAGCGCTCCAGGCAGGTCTCGACGACGACATCGCCGCGGGTCGTGACCTGGATCACCCAGGCCGCCGTCGTCTGGCGAAAGCCACGCTCGGGATCGACGAACAGCACCAGGTCGCCGCGGCACAGGCCGCGTTGCTCCTCGAGCTCGGCGAAAGCCCCGTCGGCCTCCGCATCGCCCGGCTGGCGGTCGTGCGCCGACGCGATCGGGCTCAGTCGACCCGCGGCCGGTCCCCGTCCCTCACCATCGCCTCGTAGAGCTCTTCGCGAAGTATCTCCGTGTTCGAGTCCGCCTCGAAGCCGAGCCAGACCTTCCCGCCGCGCACCTCGATCAGCGTCACACGGATCGGCCCGGAATCCGGCGCAATCACCACAATCCGCTCGCCCACGGTTCGGCGGAGTTTCAGCATCCCGGGCGCCCTCCATGGCGACCGGGGCTGAATGGACCCGCAGTATCCGCCGGATCCTCCGGCGTTGCATCCTTGCGAACATCCTGCGGACGCGACGTTGTGCTGGCGTCCATCTGGCGAACTCCTTCGCCATGTTCTCGTCGATGAGTCGCTCGTCGAGCGGCTCGCCCGTGAATCCCGTGTTGAATCCCGCGATGCGATTTCGCATGGCGCGCTCCCATGAAACGGGACGCCACGCTACTGGCCGTGCGTGCGGTCATGTTGGCATCCCTCGCCTGGAGAAGTCCGTTTTCGCGTCGCGTGATGCGTCGCGGTGATGCCCACCGCGGGCGTCACGAGGGGGGTTTTTACGGCAAACCGAAAACGTCGTCAAGCGTGTTTTCCGGAACGACGGAAAACCGCTAGAATCGTGCACGCTACGGCATGGAGGGACCAATGCTGGCAGGGCTGACAGCGACGGAAATCCGCGAGGCCGCGGAGGAGCTCTATCGGCCCGACGCGTTTCGTGATGCGCCGGGGCAGATCTTCCTAGACCAGTTCGAGGCCGCGGAGCCGCCGACGACGTTTCTCCGCGTCTCGTTTCGGCGGTTCACCGAGCGAGCCGCGCGAAAGCTCACCGAGCTCGGCGCGCTCCTACAGGAGCGGCACGGCGAACAATCCAACCTAGTGTTCTGTGTCTACCTCGGCACGATCGACCCGGCGACGTTGGCGCGGCATTCAATCCAGATGGCGGATCGGTGAACGGCGTGAACAGAGCCGATGGCTGTCCCGGTCGGGAAAGATTGGGCCAGGGTGGTGGCGAAGTGATCGGAAATGTCCCGTCCGGGAAAGACGAGAGAACGCCAGAGATGAATGGCTGCGAACACAGGAGCATGAGACATGACAGACGAGAATGAGCAGTCCATTCCATCGCGTGGTTCTCAAGGGGAGCCAGTCGCGTGGGGTGTAGCCACCAGTGGCGGGTTTGTGGTCTATGCGATGCGAACCAGATCAGAGGTGGCTAGGTACGTTGCCGACGAAACTAACATTGTTCCGCTCTACCGCTCGCCCACGCTCACCGCCGAGGAGCGGGAGGCGATCAACTGGGTGCTCGGAGACGTGGCCGACATCACCGGGCCTGTGGAGGACACGTTGCGGGGGCTGCTTGAGCGAACGAAGTGAGAACGCCAGCGATCAGCGGCCCGCGACCGCTGACTTACTATTTCGGCAGACGGCATCGCGGGTCCGTTGCATCGCGTGGTTATCCCGATTGCACCTTTAGGAGAACGACATGACGAACGTCGAGAAGCATCTTGCAAGGCTTGGCTTGAAGGTCCGCGACCGCGTGACCGGCATGGAAGGCGTGATCACCGGGGTGAACTTTGACCTCTACGGGTGCATCCAAGCCATCCTGCATCCGGGCATGGACAAGGACGGAAAGGTCCGCGACACGCTATGGTTCGACATTGCACGGCTCGAAACCATCGACGAGAAGCCGGTGATGAGTCGGCCAGACTTCGACGCCGGGCCGGTGGCATAGGGACTCAAGGGGCCGGGCGAAAAGCCTGCGTTCTTGAGGGGATAACACGCAGGATCAGGAGCATCGCATGAGTGATTCAACTACACCGCAGGACTCGGCAGCGATGCCTCCTGCATCCGCTGGTTCTCACGTTGAACTGCACCGCGCCGTCCGCGCGTTGCTGGACGGCGTGAACGCCCGCTACGCCAAGAACCCGCGAGAGTGGACTTGCCCGCACATGCAGGCGCTGGACGACATGACACAATCGGAGCCGCAGCCCACGCTCACCGACGAGGAGCGGGAGGCATTTAAGTTGGCCTCTGAATGGTGCCGTGCATACGGCGGTGCCGTGTACGACGCGGGCCATGCTATTGAGCGATTCTTGGAGCGGACGAAATGAGACGCTGAAGTTCTGTGGACGAGCGAGACAATCAATGCTTGGGGATGTAGTTCAGTGGTAGAACGCGAAATTAAGCCCCGCGACAGCGCTGGGTGTACTTCCCTTTTCAGGCGTGAACCCCGGTTCGACTCCGGGCATCCCCATTTTTCATCCACAGAACGATGCGATCTGCGGCGCAGTCCGCAGCATCGCGTGGTTATGCTAGGCCAAACGGAGGGCGATATGTTGAGGGGCACATACAAGGCGAATAAGTTCGTTGGAGAAACCGAAAGTCAAGCCGTCGATGTTTTTTTGGCTGAGATCATTGAAGTCTGCCGCAAGCATGGGATGTCGATCTCTCACGAGGACGGGCAAGGCGCTTTTCAAGTCGTGCGGTTCAACGATTCGGATTCCGATTGGCTGATGTTTGCCGCGAACAAGACAGAGACGGCATAAC